TGTCTTCGTCAACACCGAGGTCACTGAGAATTTCTCTTAACTTATATGTCTTCCCAGAAACTTCAAATTCCGTTTCATCGTTTTCTCGGGCTGCTTTGACGGCCGCACCGAATGCATTGCCTTCTTCAATTGCGTCCTCGTCATCCTCTTCGGTTGACTCACCTTGGTCACCTTGCTTTTTAAGAATTGCCTTCTTCAAAGGTTCTGGTAATTTTTCTTGAGCAGCGGTTAAACCTTCGTCAACATCTTCGTTTTCATCGTCAGATGAATCGGAATTACCTTGCTTTTTAAGAATTGCCTTCTTCAAAGGTTCTGGTAATTTTTCTTGAGCAGCGGTTAAACCTTCGTCAACATCTTCGTTTTCATCGTCAGATGAATCGGAATTACCTTGCTTTTTAAGAATTGCCTTCTTCAAAGGTTCTGGTAATTTTTCTTGAGCAGCGGTTAAACCTTCGTCAACATCTTCGTTTTCATCGTCAGATGAATCGGAATTACCTTGCTTTTTAAGAATTGCCTTCTTCAAAGGTTCTGGTAATTTTTCTTGAGCAGCGGTTAAACCTTCAAACAGTCCCATTTCTTCTGCGACTTCTTGGATTACTTTTCTAAGTTCTTGTTTTGTAATTTTCATTTTTAGATTTCCTTATAGGAACATTTGGTGACCTGATTTTATTCTTTGCATATTTTCAAATGCACTACCTGTTTTAAATGATTTTTTGCCACACTTGGTTTTGTCGTCAACTATAGATTCCTCATTCAATCGTTTCTCAAAAAATCGTTTAGAAAGAAGTTTAGTTGCAAATTCCATCTCTGACTCTGATAATTCTATTTGACTATCGGTGGAGTGAATACACGATTGTTTGATTAAATATTCAAACAACTTGGTGAATTGAGTTTTGTCATATAACTTATTATATACAAGTGATTCAATCCGTTCAAATACCAAATTGGTTTTGGTTTCGGTGAATGTCTTGTTGGTGCATATGAAATCAACTATGTTTTCTACAGTCTGTGCATCAACCTCTGTTAATATTTGATCGTTAGTTCCACATATTCTTGAAAGTTGCTCTCTTGCAGACATCGAAGTTTCCATGAGTTCTCCGTAAAACTCAGGGTTCGGGTGAAACTCATACGATGTCATTTCGTCATTGAAGTGGCCACCGAAATAAGAATCCTCTGAAATGGTAAACGTAAGGTTATTATCAGCTGCATATTTATTTGCCTCTATCACAGAACCCTCACTAACATGTTCCTTTTGAATTCCACTAAAACTAAGAGTCTTTTTTACGAGAACTCCCTGTACGAGTGGTTTTTGCTCAAGTTTTTCAAGCAAAACGTTTGTTACAAATTTTTTAAGCTCAGTTCTGTTCATCGGTAGTTTCTCCGTTTATTTCAAAATATCTATTTAGGATATTGCCCATATCCTCGTACAAACTCTGCATACGTTGAGTGTATGCCTGTCGATCATTTGCGGTTTTGTAAAATTCTTTTGCAAGCGTTTTGACTTCCTTCAGATTTCGCTTCACACTTATGCCATCAAACCAATCATCAGTTTCGTTCAAAATGTACTTGGATGCGTTTTCAACGATATTACAGATGTCGGTGGCAACATCCGTATCCTTTGTTTCGTATGCAATATATGCTTGGTACTTACCAAATTTAGAAATCTTCTCCGATGTAAGTTTCTTTTGCTTAGAGGAAAGACCCTCGTCTGCGAAACGGACCGTGTCGGGATTGAACTCGTTGAGTTGCGAATGTTTCTCTTCTTTGAGAACTTCTAAAATCATTTGTTTAATATGATGTGTAGTTTTTTTATTCATCTGAGTTCTCCGATCTCACCCAAAATCTCATGCATGAGGCCTTCAAGTTTACAATACTTGGTACAAACTCGTTCTTCGGTTGTGACTTTAAGTTCAGGTGAAACTGACTCATTTAACTTCACAGGTTCTAAAAAAGCACCTCTTGTTGATGGATTGCTAACAAAATCAAATGCTACCAATTCAAAATCATCATTAACCATAGTTTTTCCTTCACTTTCACGAGTAGTTCCCATTCCCCTTGAACTTATACCAAGTGTGATACCCGACTTAAACAATTCTTTTAAAATATTTCCGGACGGAGTGCCAAGAACTTCAACCTTGCCGAGCAATGCATCACCTTCCCACCACATCTTTGTAACATTATGACTTACATTCTGCAAGTTAACAACACTGCTTTCTGGATGGTCAAGTTCTCCCAGGGCCCGTCTATCACTAATCAATTCGTTGTATTTGCCAGCCTCTCGTTCCAACAGGGCCCTTGTATAAACTCGTCCATTTTGGTTTTGCTCAGTTGCCTTTTGAAGTATTCCCTGAACAACAAGCCTTCCTGAATTTTTTTCAATACTTTCACTGATCTGCTCATGTGTGAACTCAAACGGCATTGTAGTTACTATTAATTTCTTTCCCATGTTATTAAATAAGTATATACGTATTTTTATTTATTTTTAATTTTATGAATGAATTATGACGATGTTGACCTATAATCATGCCGAAGTTCCGTTTCGGAGTGCTTACTTAATTTCACAAATGTTTCAATTACTTCCTGCAAGTCATAGTTATCACCAAGTTCAAAATTATAGTTTTCCGAGAGCAAATAGAACTTATCTGCATACTTAATCGTAAAGTTTCTATCTGACTTTTTTATATTAAATTTAGCACCGACACACTCAACCGAATCAAAGTTTCGTTCTGATAACAAAATACCAAAATGGTTTAATGTATCGTAATATTCGTTGGAAGTTGTGGATTTCTCATCTTCATCATCTTCATCATCCTCAGAATCGTCAGAATCGTCAGTTTTCTTTTTCGGTGATGGGGTTGGTTTCTTTGTACTCGACTCAGATGAATCTGAGGTAGTTGGTTCTGCACTATCCATTTTTTGAATAGGGCCGGTTTTCTTAAGTTCAAGTTCGTCAGAATCTGCTGTATCCTCAACTGCGTCAAGATCGTCTATCCCAAGGTCAATCATGGATATACCAAGTTTCGCCTTTTTTACCAACTTAACCACACCCAACCAATATTCAGTTGGTAAATTCTTACCCTCCGATGTTTTGGCGGCATCTACAGCAGCGACGGAAAGATTCTTAACTGCATCCTTAAACTTACTAAGTGAGGGGTCTTTGTCAGTCTTTTCGGCTTCCAAAATATAGTTTGATGAGTTCATGGTTACCTCATCTCTCTTATTTTTCTACTAATCTTCTGTATCTTCTCATCTAACTTGGAAAGATGCTTATTTGTGGTTTTCCAATAAACATCACTTGACACTTTATTCTCACTCTTAAACCTAGATGTAACATCTAAATATTTCTCAACCTCGGTTAAAGTTTTGTTTATATGTCTCATCGTCACACCAATTTTTTGACGAGGAGTTAAGTCGGGGTGATCACGGAACACATGATATAAACTTCTTCCCTCACTTATCTTAACCGAATTTTTTCTTTCATTTTCGGTTGTTTTGTAATCAAAAACTTCGGCAGTATCCTTGATTTTTGATGCGTGGCCTTCTTCATCGTCATCGTCAAATGCAAACGGAGTTTGATATCCATCTATGTTTGCAGTCACATTCATCTCAGTTACATCGTCAGTAGGCCTACTAGTAGGATGACAGGTGGAACATTCGGGCATACCGCAACCACACTCTTCGGAAATAACTTCTTCCAGTAAACTACGAATAAGTTTTTTTAGTTTAATTCGTGGATTGGTCATTTCTTTCAAGTTCCTTGATAAGCTCGTATGACATCAACACAGCTGAAACCTGAGAATCTTTTACAACCCGTCCTTCTTTTACCTTACTAAGTTGTGTAGTAACCTCTTTGAGTTTTATCTTAACAACCTCATCATCAATGTTTTTACTTAACTTTGCAATCTTGCCACGTATTACCGGAAGTTGTTCATTGATATACTCCCTCAAACTATTTGTGTTGGAAATATTATTAATGTAGTTCTTCAACAACAATTTTTGATCTTCATTTAACTCACTATACTTTTCATTAAATCTATCCACAAGAAGTTTGTACGAGATCAATCTAAGGTCTTCATTGTGTTGTGCATATTCTTGAAGTTCAACTGAACTACCTTGATTGGCAGTTTTATTATCATTACACAACCCAAGTATAATAGTGTTCTTCGATTCAACTAAATCCTTTGGATTACACAAAATATCATCCTTGGCACTTTCAAACAACTTGTAAATACTTGCATAAGTTTTATAGTTTCTGATTTTTGAACGAAAGAAGTCATCTATGGGATATACATCTTTCATCTCCTTCACCAGTTCATATCTCAATTTTGACAAAGTTCGTTTGTTCAATTTCCTATGTTCACATATAACCGCATCCAGCAATTTACCCGCACCTTCTTCAGACTTTGTGGTTTCCTCCATAAGCAGTTGATATAGACGTTGTTCTTGGCCAAGTATTTTATCTTCCGCAAAATACTTTCTCACCAGGATATTAGCAGCGGAATCACTACTATCTAATATATCAGCAGTAATCTGTCTGATTAGAAGTTCGAACAGAATACCGGTGTTCTTAAATTTACTATGCTTGAGTTTCTTCACGTGAAATTTTAATAAGGTGTATGTATACAGACATAAATATAGACATAAATATAATTATCGTTTATTTTCTTGAAAATTTATCTAATTTAAGTTTTTTCTTTTTCAGAGGTTTTTTTCACCGTTTCTGAAATCACCGATTTCAATTCACGTTTCAACTCGTCGGTTTCCGACTCCTCTGTAATGATTTTTTTGCCCACAGGTGGGGTATGTGGTTTATTTTTATTTAAAAACACATCTAACCGTTCCAGTTCGGACTCCAATTTTAACGGACTTTCAGATGTAGCTCGGGCCGAAGTTTTTCGCGCATCGTGGCCAATTGGGTCACGTCCCATTGGTTTATCATCCGGGTGGTCGTAGTCTTTATTGGCATTTTTTCGTTTCTTTTCTTCTTTATGTCGGTCTTTCACTCTCTGTTTTTCGTCATCGGTCATTTCATCAAACTTACCAAATCCCCATGAATCACCCTCACCCTCACCTTCGGCAGGGACTGCTTTTGGGTCGGCCGGGTCTGTACCCTCGTTCTGAATTGACTCTAATCTGTAGAATTCCTTCGCATCATCGACAAATGAGTTTCTTATCTCTTCTTGTTCATCATCCGATAAACTAAATATATTTTTGTATATCCAGTCTTTGGAAAACATTTTCGCATCCACCATATCACGGGCAGTATTTAGTTTTTCTCCAAAAACTCTAACTCGTTCTTCTTCAAAAATCGTGGATGGGTTTGTTAGTTGTAACCCGAAGTCTACCAATTTTGCATCTGTATATCCTTGTGAGTATAGATGGACAATGGCAATTTTGGTTAACTCACTTACAAGAATTCTCTGCACTCGTTCTATTGTCCTTGCAAATCGTATATCTTCCGCGGCCAATGTTGCCTTACCTGTGATACTCTCATCATATCCAAGGAAAGCTTTCGGAACTTTAAGAGCAGCCATCATCTTGTTTTTTAAGTATTCGATATCCTCAGTTCCGTCATAGGTCATTGCACCCAGGTTTTCAATACGAGTTCCACTGTCCCCCCCACGCACCGGCATGAAAAAGTCTTCTGTCATATTTTGAAGATTAAACTTGAGATTGTAGTCTCCTGTTTGTTCATCAACAAACGGAACTTTCTTCATCTTATTGATAACCTTTTGCATAAAATTATCAACCTCGTTTGGTGGGATATTACCGATGTCAATATAGAACATTCTTTTTTCAGGTGCTCTCATTATTCTATGAATAAGCATAGCATCTTCCATAAGTTGAAGTTGTTTCCATGTTCGTCTACCCGATTCGATTACACTCTTGCCATATGGAAGAAAATTACTATCACCCAACATTCTGAAATGTGCTATCTCGTAATTTTCGTAGGTCGCATTACTTGACCCCTCCTGTTTGAACATAACGAAATTTGGATTTGCTGGGTCGAGATCTTCGATGCGGGTCATTTCGTAAGTTGAAATCGGTTGTACATTTAAAACTCCGTATTCGGGTTCTATCTCCAGATGAAGATAAAAATCCCCATATTTGCACATATTTCTTGCCCAACCCCATAAATTAAACTCTACATTTAATATATCGTAAAACAAATTTTCAAGGATTCCCTTTATGTTTGAGTCCTCACTTGTAATTCTGAGAACATCACCGAACTCACTTCTAGTCGTGCATTCATCTGAATATATGTCCAATGCACTCGCAATTATGGGATCATTCTCCATTGTATCGTAATCAGAAAATAACTCCAATCTTGCGGTTTGAAACCCTATATTGTTGTATTTACTTGCATAATCACTATACAGTGTATGCATTCGCCCGTATCTATCCTTGGAACGGGTACCTTGTTGTACCTTTGCAGTATCAACTACCTTTAACTTCTTCCCACCGACATTCCTCACAACCACATCGGTTGAAAAGAGTCTCTTTAAACCACGCAATAATTTTGTACTTTGTTTTTCGTCTGCCATAATATAACCTTATAAATGTATTATTATATGAAACATATATGTATGTGTCAAACTTATATACTATTATAACTCACTTGCAGCCCCTATAATATCACCGGCATCAAATCCTTGAAATGGTCCTAATGGATTCTTTTCTTTTTCGAGTCTGTCTATATTCTTTTCTCCGGAGTATAATACATACTCAACAGTATCATCAACGACTAAAATCAACACACTGATTTTCCAACCTGTTGTATGAACCGTTTTTCTAAAATTGAGTATATCCAAAAATACACTTCCTTCTCGTTTGTTTTTAAGTTTTTCCAAATTAATTTCATATGCAAGACCATCTTCCTTTGCAGCTAAGGTCTTTAATACTCCGGCTGGAAGTTCTATTTTGTTGAACAAAGTAAATCGTGACGGACTATCTAATTTAAATTTACTCATTACATCAAGATAGGTGAGTCGTTTTACATTTGGCATATTTTCTAGATCAAGACCCATTTTCACCAAATCAGGAACCTTAGTATGACCCACAACAATTTCATTAACAACACCCTCTACCTCTGTATAAGTTTCATACGAAGACTCCGTGTACACACCTCGGGTGGGTAGTAACGATTGTGACGTACAACCTCCTGTAAAAAATAGTAATCCTGCGGTGATGAATATATTCGGCGTTTTCATAGTAGTGTCTCCTAGTTGGTGTTTGTTATCAGTCAAGTAACCATTCTAAATTTTCTGATTCTCCGTGGGGGTTTTTCATTTCATATGGATTGTGTGTTAATCCGGAGTTTCCGAAATTTCTGCCTACGTCGAGATTCGTTGTGCTTCCCATGTAATCAAATAAAGTTTTTTGTGTTTCTACATTTTCCGAACGAAATCTCAGGGCGGTGTCACGTACCCACAACGCAATACACAAACTCATAATCAAATCATCATTGTATCCTTGCATTGCTTCTGCTTTTTGTCCAGTCCATACAAATGTAAACATTTCTTCTAGTGTCCGTTCCGAGAATATTTCAACCTCCTTCTCACGAATATATGTTTCCATTTTGCTGATGATGAGTGGTCTTGTCTTGATGGATGTCGTGAACCCAGGAACTTGTTTTTTGTCCATGCGGCTTAATTTGTTTGTATGTTGGGTAAATTCGTCTATATATTGGAAATCTCGTTGAGTGTAATATAAGTTGCTATATCCTTTGTCTATGATTTGTTGTAAAACTGCCCAACCTATGTTTGCATTTTCCACTACAAGCAATGCTCCGTTAAATTCACTTGCAACTGCAACAAGAAGATTTCCGAAGTCCTTTGTTTCAACCTCACCCTTAAATTCAGCAACTTGACGAACATTTTCCACATCAAATACATGGAACGCACTTTTATCTCGACCGTCTCCCCGAGCAACATCAGCTGCTACAACATATTCCTTTGAGTGGTCAGGATATTCCCAAATCCAATATTCTTTGTTAGCTCCTCGTTTTTCAAGGGGTTCTTTCATTGTATTTTCTTTGTACCACTCAATCAAAGTTGCATCAATAACCGAACGGCCACTTGATATAAAGTCACAATCACACTCCTGTTCAGCATCCTTCTCCCCTAACAACTTGGTTTGTAAGTCTCTCCAAGTCTGGTCTCTGTCAGGGTGGAGATTCCAATGAAGTTTTATCGGATTAAAGTCGTTTGAACCATCCATAGAACCCACCCAAGTTTTATGAAAAAAGTTACCGATTCCGTTTGGAGTTGATAGCAATATTGAACGACCACCGGTTGTAATCGTTGATTGTGATGCGGTCCATATATCTTCCATGTTTGTAATAAACGCACACTCATCCACGATGAGCAAACTCAAGGAAGTTGACCGAGAGGCATCCACACTACTTGATGCGGCTCGTATGCTACTTCCATTCTTGAACCGCATACTCAATTTGTTCTTTTCAGTATACTCACTGCGTAGCCATGACGGTAAATAATCTGACATATGAGTTACTTTAGTAACAATGTTTTTTGCGGTCTCCTGATTGATTGCTATACATAGTATTGACTTATCCGTAAAGAATGTCATCAACCATAGAGCATATCCGGACACAAGGGTAGATATACCCATCTGTCTGGCCTTGAGAACTACATTAAACTGCTCGTCTCGGAAGCTTTCTAAAGTTTTTTCCTGAAAGTTATATAAAGCAAACGGTATTGTACCCAGTGTGGGGTGTTGAATTTTGCAATATTTTTTCATGAAGTATGCGGGTGATTTTAAGCACTCGGTATACTCCTGTTTTATTATTTCCCTTAATGGTATTTTTTGACCTTCGTCCATTAAAGATAAATATATATGTATTCAGTTTTCTATAATATAAAAGTTTCGGTGTATCGTTGAAACTTTTAAAATTCAACACCCTCGTATTCAAGTAAACTAGTTTCCACCTCAGACAACCTCTTTTCAAGTTCTTCTAAATCAGAGTCTAAGTCTTTCATAAGTTCTGTTTTATTTGGAATATTCCATTGCTCAAGAGAACCATCTTCATTTAGAAATTTAGGGTCGTTTGTTATATGCTCTTTTGATTCAACCAATTTACTTTTAGTGTCAAACAAAAAACTAAGTTCATTTTCAAGCATTGTCTTTTGTTCGTATGCTTCATACTTACCTTCGTCTTTTAGTTTTTGTTCATGCTCTTGAACACAATCAAAACACATACCTTTCATAGCAAGCATTCTTTTATCTAAATTCTTGGTTGGATCAACAGTGCACATTTTCTTTGGGCAGTTGGGTGCTTCACGCAATGATTTTCGGACTTTGTCCATGAGGGTTTCTGTTCTAACTTTCGAGTTAGACCCCACTTGCTTCCACTCCTTTCCGTCTTTGTCAGTCCAAATTTCTCCAGGTTGACGGATGACAAGTTCTTCAACTTCTCCTGTGTAACCGTGTACTTTGGGGAGTTCTTCCCCCTTGAACAACTTACGTGAACGTTTGATCACATATTTTAAATCGTCTTTATCCATTTTAGCCATAACTGTATTAAACCACCTTTTCTATGTTTTGTCAAATACTATGATAACTTTTTAAATTTAATTATACATTCTTCTAAAAAGGCATTTATCAAAAAGTTTTCATAGTGCATTCTATGTTGCTTCCGTTGAGCATCCGTTAAATCATATTGCATAAAATATAGTTTATTGGAGCACGAAGCTTCATCTCTACATCTCTCCCCGATTGCTTTTGTTAATTTATTCACCGGTGCGTAATTTTCACCATATCCATATAAATAAAAAAGTGACAATGCTGTATTCTTTGCTTCATCTTTGATTATTTCCACGAACTCCGTGTCCAAATAAGTTATTTTTTGTGGAGGGTGAACTCGGTGAGAAGTCCTAAACAATGCACTTGTTTCATATACGGTCTTCTCGACCTCTACTTCCGTCAAATAAATGTTTCCATTCAGCTTGATCATGCATTGCTTCCATTTACACAACAATCGTATATGTTCCTTGTTTTGCCACGAAATTCGGTTTTACCATAACAGTCATCACCACAAACATAAGATTGTATGGTGACTTCTCTTGAAGTATGCCGATGAGATTTAATGCACTCTTTTTATCATTCACATGGATATAATCACCCACATCAATCCTATCAAACAGCAAGGCTTTGGTTATATTGGGTATTGCTTTGTCGGCAACGTCCATAATATCCCTTTCGGTTATTTGCGTATGGTCATGCCTTGATTGACGTTCACCTGCGTGTTTCGTCTTGTTTATCTGAACTGCGATTGTTACTTTATCACTCGCCGTTCCAATAACTGCGTCCATTAACTTAATCACGGGTGTCCTTCTTATAGTCTTTTCTATCGTATACCTTTTTACTTTTCATGGGTCTACTTTTTGGCATCGTTGATTTACGCACTTGTTTGTATGCATCTTGTCTAGATATTGATTGGTTCTTTTTTTCTTTCGAGGCCTCCTTGAACATCTGACCTTTTTGTGTTGCCAACCGAACTTTCATTAAAGGTTTTCCGTTGAGTGTCAAATCACCCTTTTCATTCTTACCGATTTTCTTAACAACAATCTTCTTGTTTTTAAATTTACCACCCAACACAGTGTCACCAATTGAAATCGGAACTTTTATAATCTCAAGAAATTGTTCGTGACTTTCCGACAACTTTTTTATCTTATGCAATAACATCTTAATGTATTCCTTCTTGCTACCACGACCTTTGAAGTATGGACTCTTACTACTCAGCAATTGTGCAATATCAAGCATACTCTTCAAACTCTTCAAGTCTTCTTCGTTATCTTTGTTTTCGTTCATTTCAATCCATCCTGTTTTTGGTACGTGTTGATATCTTTCAAGTTCAATACCCTTTGGTGAAAGAACAAGCAACCATTCGTTTCCTTTGGCACGAACTTTTTTAAAGGTAAACTTATCATTTGGGTATTCCTTTTTCCAATGTTTCTTAATTTCATTTGCAGTCTTGTACTTGGTGTCCTCATTAACAGGACCATCTAGTTTAGTAAACTCCACATAGAACTTACCGGTTTCTGCTGATTCATACGATTTTCCTCCAACATTATCCGTGTGCGTCTGTGCTTCCTTCCGTGTCTTAAAAACATAAGGTTTGAGTTTCCCACCGACATACTTCGCCGAGACCTCAGGTTGAGAACCATCTACACTCAACGTTAAAACTCCGTGCTTGGGTTTGATTGATTCTCGTTGGAATCGTTGGCCGTCTCCGAGTTCATTTATTTCTTGAACCACATTTTGTCTTGCCCGTTTCACTCTCTCCTTTTCCTTTGCACGAACCTTTGGCAACAACCTACGAGCAACCTTTGCAATTATAGAAGGTTTTAACTTTCTATCAATACTCTGCTTTTGAGTTATGCTCAGATCAGAATAAGACTTACCACCCGTAAGTTTCTTGACAAGCACGTTCTTCGCCGCCTTTTGAGATGCCATTTTTATCTTCGCGGGAGTTTTAAGTCTCTTTGCAAGAAGTTTTTTCTTTAATTGTCGTTTTTTTGCAGTTCTCTTTGCAATTCGGCCCATTTTTCTACGAGTTGCAATCGACATATTCTTTTCGTTCAAATCCATCTTAAAATCTCATTATTCCCATTATCTGATTTATGGGGGCAAATGTACCTGTTAACTTATATGTTCCACCCCTGTATTGAAATACGACACCTTCTGATGGTGCTATCACGGCTTGGCCACCGATTGCATTTAATCTACCAAGGTTCTTATGAAGTTTTGCCATGTCCTTCTTGAACTTATCAGGGGATTCAACCGAACCGATCTTCTTGCTCTCTAAAGTCTTAGTATGTGCATCGAGTGCTTTTGCTATATCATCAGCTCCCCCAGCTGCAACAAAACCCTTTACGTTTTGAAGAACTTCTGCACCCAACTTCAAAAAGATAAATTGGAATGGCCACATATTTGCTTCAAACTGTTTTACTATATCTTCTTTTTCAAACTTGTTTACCCATGCTTTTAATTTGGGTTGCTTTTCAAGATCCATACGAATTGTCGTAATCTTGTTTGACTTGTCATTATATGCCCAACGACCTATGAGTGCTTCGTATACTTGGGATGGAAATACTTCTTTGAGTTTACTTTGTTGCTTGTCCAACAAGTTTCTCCACCACGCATCATGATATTTCATCACCTTATCGTTGTCTTTTAACTTAAATTCCTTTTTGAGTTTGTCAATCATTGCAGTATACTTTGCAAGTGAGTCACCAAAAGTTTTGCTTTTTGGAAGTTCCACAACAATCGGTGCATTTAACGAGTAACGACTTTGTACATCTGCGTTTATTTGCTTGAGCATCCCACTTAGCAGACGAGCTGAATCTTTCAGTTCTCCTGTTATGTTGTTTCCGTCTGAATCTTCGGAAACCGGTTTTCCTGCGGAATTGTATGCTTGAGTTCCGTGGAATACTAGCATATCTACATTTTGAGGGATGACGTTCTGAGTTGCGGGTGTCATCACCTCAATGTTCATAAATCGTTCTCCTTCTTTAAATACCTTGTTCTTTTGTGCATCCGATAACTTTGAAATCGCGGACTCTAAATCTTTAACCGCGGTGACGAAGGCATCACGAATATTTTCAGGCCTGTCTGCGAAGATTGATTCAAACTCAGAAACATCGGGAGCAGCTGCTCCCGCATTCTTCAAATGTCCTTGATTTCTCGCCGAGACCAATTTTCCATCTTTCCAACTAAACATTAAATTCTGGCCGTCAAGTTTCTCGGTAACTTCCTTTTCAACATTAAGTTCACCGGCCAATGATCTCCGAATCATTTCCTTGAGGTCTGCAAACGTTAAGTCCCTATCATCGAAAGGATGACTCATATGACCCGCTGCACCACCTTCGGTTAGCAACTCAATATAAGAATCAAGTATTGATTCAACCGATTCCTTAACTGCTTGGCCCTCGACTCCTTTATCAATTTTATCTTCGGATTCGTTATCACCCACATCAAGAGTATTTCCTTCTACCGACTCTTCACCAGTCTTATCGACTTTTCTAATTGATGCATCTGATCCAAGGAAGTCAACGAGTTTATATCCTGCGGTTGTGGCGACATTCTCGATAAAACTTACC